ATAATTAGATATGGAATCGTTTTTGATGGAAACATTATTTATATTCATCAAGAAAACACATCAGGAGCTTTGACGCTTCCTTGGATGTTGTCTGCTCATTTGCCGATGAGATATGAAATTGAAAACACAGCAGCCGCAACTGGTAACGATCAAATGGAAATAACCTGTATGACTGTTATTAGTGAAGGTGGTGACAATGATATAGGTCATGTTGTAAGCGTTGATACTGGAGTAACTGCAGTAAATGTTAGTACCACATGGACTGCAGTAGCTGGCATTAGGTTAAAGTCTACAAGTTTAAATGCAGCTGCAAAGCCAATGAGCTTTAATATATTACCTGCTTCGGGTAACACATTCTTAATTTATAAAGTTGTCTATAATGGCACACTAACAAGTCCATCCTGGACTAATTCAATTACAAATTTAACTGAAGGTTTAAGTAATACTCCAGCTTATACAGATGGAACAGGTTATGTTTTAGATTCAGGTTACATAGATATGAACAATGGTAACGGAAAGAATAAGGCTGATCCTGGTGGAAATGGTGGCGTACAAAGTGATATTTTCTTAGGATTTGATGTAGCAAGCCCACGCGTTGCTGATACATTAACTCTAGTTTGTAGGACATCATCTGGAAGTGGAACAATCTATTTTAGTGGACAATTTAGGGAGTTTTATTAATGGAAATGTTTGATAATCCTGAGTTAGACGCAAGGATGAAAGGTGTTATTTTTAAAGACATTCCAACCGGCACTTCTGAACAAGAATATATATTCCCTTTTGATTGCATGTTTAATGGATTAACAGTTGGTTCAAATGTGACTAAGCTAGGCAGTTCAGTCAGGTTAGAAACACGTTATCAGGCTGGGCCGAGCACATGGCTAAGATATAAAAAATTTGGCGATTCATGGAACCTTTATCCAGGCAATATAGATAAGAATATTCTTTTCCCAACAAAACCAAAAGCAGGGATTAAACTGGTAATTATTGTAGAAAACAATGAAGGATCGCCGATTGATATAGCTGTTAATTTATATCAATTTGCTGATTCAGAAATAGTTATTCCACAAGAGGGGCAGCAAGGAGTGGACTGGTAATGGATATTAGAAAAAAAACTAGTTTATTTATCGTAGGGTTTATATTGTTCGCAATTGTAATTGTTGGTGGATACGATATTTATGCGATCATTAAGGGTGGAACTGAGGCTACAATAAGTCATATGGTTTTTGAGTGGAGTTATAAATATCCAATATTTACTTTTTCATGTGGTTTTTTTCCTGGAGTATTAGTTGGCCATTTTTTTTGGCGAATTAGAGACGGGAAAATAACTAAAGAGATATCTGATAATACTAGGAAATAAGTGACTGATAAAGTTAAAGAAGCAATTGAAAACCTATATAGGTATAGGACTGATCCTATTGCCTTTGTTAGAGAGCAATTTCATGTTGAGCCTGATGCTTGGCAAAGAAGGGCTCTTTTAGCTTTTGTAAATAATGATCATAAGATTATGCGAATATGCTTATCTGCTTGTGCTGGCCCTGGTAAGTCTGCACTTTTAGCCTGGTGTGGTTGGTTATTCATGTCATGTTACGGGGCTAAAGGCGAGCATCCAAAGGGTGCAGTTGTATCTGTGACTAAGGATAACTTGAAAGATAACCTGTGGGCTGAATTATCTAAATGGCAGCAAAGAAGTGAATTTTTAACTACTAACTTTACATGGACTAAGGAAAGGATATTTTGCAATCAATTTCCTGAGACTTGGTTTTTATCTGCAAGGAGTTTTGCAAAGACTGCGAATGCAGAAGAGCAGGGTAGAACTCTATCAGGGGTTCACGGCAAGTATGTGCTGTTTTTAATAGATGAGTCTGGTGATATACCTCCAACTGTTTTAAAAGCTTCAGAGCAGGCATTATCAACGGCTGATAAGGTATTTGCTAGGGTATTACAAGCAGGAAACCCGACATCTACTGATGGGATGCTTTATGCGGCTCAGACAAAGTTAGCTGATAAATGGTATGTGATAAAGATTACTGGTGATCCTGATGATCCAGAAAGATCTCCAAGGATTGATATTGAGTGGGCTAGACAGCAGATTCAAGATTATGGTCGAGATGATCCATGGGTAATGTCTTATATCTTAGGTCAATTTCCTGAAAGCGGTATTAATACTCTTTTATCTTTGCATGAAGTTGAGGAGAGTATGTCTCGTTATTATAGTCCTGATGACATTAAATATTCTCAAAAAAGACTTGGTGTGGATGTAGCAAGATTTGGTTTAGATTCTACGATTATAGTTCCTAGGCAGGGCGTGGCGATGTTTAAGTATGTGACTATGAGAAAGGCCAAGAATCCTGAGATTGCTGCAAGAGTTGTTAGTGCTAAATCTAAGTGGCATAGCGAGATGGAGTTTATAGATGGAACTGGTGGTTTTGGTGGAGGAGTTGTTGATGCTTTAGAGCAAGCAGGTCACACACCTTATGAAGTTCAATTTGCAGGTAAAGCCACAGATCCAATGTATTATAATAAGCGAGCAGAGATGTGGTTTAAGATGGCTGAGTGGGTAAAGAAAAGAGGATGCTTATATGAATGCCCACATCTTAAGAAAGAATTAATTGCTCCAACATATTCTTTTAAGAATGGTAAATTGATTTTAGAAAGCAAAGAGCAGATTAAAAAAAGGCTAGGCTTTTCACCAGATAGGGGCGATGCGTTAGCTTTAACCTTTGCGATGGAAGATGCTCCAGCAATTCACTCACCTTATAAATATCTTGATGATAAACATTCAGGTTTAAAGTCGGACTGGGATCCACTTAAAAATTAATAATTATTTGCAATTCATTAAAATATGTTTCATTCTCATAAGTTGAGGGGATACATGATTTTTCAACTTGAGAAATTCAGCAATTTTTTTGATGAAGCTTTACCTTTATTTAAGAATCATCACAAGGAAGTAGGTGATTACTTTCCTGATATTTATTTTAATCCAGATGTTGAGAGCTATATCAAACTTGATGAAGCGGATAAGCTACGAGTTTATACTGTACGAAAGTCAGATAAACTAATTGGTTATGCCATTCATCATATCTTTAATCATTTGCATTTCAGCAATTCTAAACAAGCAGTTCAAGACGCAATCTTTATAGCAAAAGAGCATCGAGGTTTTGGCAAAGAATTTATTAATTGGATTGATGAACAACTTAAGTCTGAAGGCGTAGATGCCGTATATCATTACGTAAGTGTTAACCATGACTACAGTAATACGTTATGTAGTTTAGGTTATAAGAAAGTTGAATCAACTTATCTTAGGAGGCTTCATTAATGGGAGCAGGAGCAATTTTAGCAGGTGGAGCTTTATTAACTGAAGCTAATTTTGGAAGAAAAGATAAGGGTGCAGGTAGACCTTCAAGGTCTAGCAGACTATCCCAACAAGAAAGAGATGCTGAAATTTTATCCAAATCTAGAAAAACATTAGGTCTTGATCCTGGTGAGAAGATCGGCGGCGGTAAGTTAGGGGCAACTCAAGCTTCGACAAAAAGGAAGAAGGATCAGAATCAGGTTAAATCCATACTTAATAAAGCAGGGCCTGAGCCTGAAATTAAACGTAAGACTCTTCCTGGTGAAGAGAATTTAACTAAGAAGTCATTACTGGGAGTTTAGAATGGGTGGAGCATTTAAAGGTTTAGCGTCATTTGGTGAGACAATAATGGGCAGCCCCGCAAAAGATAAGCGCAAAAGAGAAATAATGGCTAGGCAAGAAGCTGAAAAGAAGCGTCTTGAGCAAGAGTCTGAGGAAGAGCAATTAAAGATTGAAACTGAAAAGCAGCAAGCTGAAGAGCTGGCAGCAGCTAAGAAAAAGAAAAAGAAAAGTAAATCAACTGGCAGAAGAGGAACTATTTTAACTGACCCGAAAGGTTCAGAGATAGATCCAAAAGAGTTTAAAAACATACTAGGTAGCTAAATGGCAGAAGTAGCTTTTATAAACAAAAGAAATAAGTACGAGCTTTTAAGGGCTCAACTTAGAAACGAGAGAACTTCTTTTTTAAGTCACTGGAAAGATATCACTGAGCATATAATGCCTAGAAGAGGTAGGTTCTATACTGGTGATAATAATAAGGGTGATAAAAGAAATCATAACATTTTAGATTCTACAGCTACAATGTCACTTCGAACATTAAGATCTGGGATGATGGCTGGAGTAACTTCACCTGCTAGGCCATGGTTTAGGCTATCAACTCCTAATCCTACCTTTGAAGAGAATACTGAAGTTAAGAATTGGCTCGAAATAGTGACCGATAGGATGACTACAGTTTTATTGAAGTCTAACCTGTATAATGTGTTGCCAATTATTTATGGAGATATGGGTGGTTATGGTACGGCCTGTATGTTTATTGATGAGGATTTTGATGAGGTTTTCAGATGTTATCCTTTTCCTGTCGGTTCTTATTACATTGCTAATGATTCAAAGCTTAAGGTTAATACTTTTGCTCGTGAATTAAGAATGACAGTTAGGCAGCTTGTAGAAAAGTTTGGTTACAATAAAACCACTAGATCTATTAGCTGGGATAATATTTCGTCACTAGTTAGAAATTTATATGAAAACAATCAAACAGAAGCATGGATAGAAATTGCTCATGTTATCATTCCTAATGAGGATTATGATCCTAATAGAAAAGGTAACAGATATAAGAAATATATTTCTGTTTATTATGAACTTGGCTACACAGGTTCATCTACGGCAAATACTAATTATTTAGGTGGAGCTCCTGAGCCTGGTAAGTATTTAAGAATAGATGGTTATGATTACTTTCCAATCTTAGCTCCTAGATGGGAGATAGCTTCGGAAGATGTTTATGGAACTTCATGCCCTGGAATGACGGCTTTAGGGGATATCAAACAGTTACAGACTGGAGAGAAGAGAATTCTTCAAGCAGTTGAAAAGATGATTAATCCTCCTATGGTAGGGCCAACATCTTTAAAGAATGCCAAAGCATCTATTATTCCTGGTGATATTACATATGTAGATAACAGAGATGGGGTGACTGGATTTAAAGCAGCTCATGATGTTAGGTTTGATGTTAATGCTATGGAGGTTAAGCAGCAGCAAGTTAGGCAAAGAATTTCTAGAACATTCTATGAGGATCTTTTCTTGATGCTAGCTAACACTGATCGAAGGCAAATCACAGCTAGAGAGATTGAAGAAAGACATGAAGAAAAGCTTCTAGCGCTAGGTCCTGTATTAGAGCAGTTAAACCAAGATTTATTAGATCCTTTAATTGATATCGTATTTGCAATTATGGAAAAGCAAGGGTTAATTCCTGAGCCTCCTGAAGAGATTCAAGGTCAAGATTTGAAAGTAGAGTATGTGTCTATTATGGCTCAAGCTCAAAAGCTTTCTGGTATTTCTAGCATTGAAAGATTCACAGGTTATGTAGGGCAAGTAGCTCAAGCTGATCCTGGAGTTTTAGATAAAATAGATGCTGATCAATTGATTGATGTTTATGGTGAGACTTTAAGCCTACCTGCTGGGATTATCAGAAGTGATGAAGATGTTCAAAAGATTAGAGATGATAGAGCTAAAGCTCAAGCGGCTGCTCAACAAGCTGAAATGCAGGCACAAGCAGCAGCCAGCGCAAAAGATTTATCTGGTGTAAAGGCAGAAGAGGGTAGTGCTCTAGATGAGTTGATGAATCAATCTGAAGCAGGGGCATTAGTGTGAACAATAAAGATAGAGCTTTAGTTAAAAATGCAGCAAATAAAAAACAAGTTAAAAATGCAAACAAAGAGGAATCATCTCAAAGAGAGCAGCAATTAAATGATTTGAAATTTGTATTAGAGACTCCACAAGGTAGACGTGTGATGTGGGGTTTATTGGAGCACTGTAAGACATTTAATTCAGTATGGGAATCATCAGCAAAGATTCATTATAACTCAGGCCAACAAGACATAGGTCATTACCTGATGGCAGAAATCGTAGAAGCTGATGAGAAGTATTTATATCAAATGATGAAAGAAAATAAAAAGGAGAGTCTAGATGTCCAACAATGAGCAAGTAGAGACTTCGCAAGAAAACACTGAAGAAGTATCTGCAGCAGAAACTCTTTATCCTGAAGGTGGAGAAAGTAGGGAAACTCAACCTGAAGGTGAACAAGAAAAAGAAAGTCCTGCAGGAGAATCATCTAAGGAAACTAAACCTGAAGGGGAAGAAAAGCCTGCTGAGGGGGAGGAATCTAAGGAAGGGGAAGCTGAAGGCGAGGCAGATAAAGAGGTCGAGTATGATCTTAAAATGCCTGAAGGTACAATGCTTGAAGAGAGCGTAAAAGATGAGATTGTTTCTATCGCAAAGGAACAAGGGCTGTCTAACGAAAACGCTCAGAAATTATTAGACATGCAGAGTGCCGCCGTAGATTCATTCAAGACACAAGCTATGGAAGCTCATCATGAGCAGCTTGATTCTTGGTATGAAGAACTACGAGTAGATAAAGAGGTAGGAGGAGATAACATAACTGAAAGTGCTGAGCTTGCTAAAAGAGCTGTCATTGAATTTGGTGGTGAAGAATTTTTAGCAGAGCTTAATGATACAGGTTATGCGAACCATCCAGGGCTTTTTAAAATGCTCGTAAACGTAGGAAGAGAAATAGAGGCTGGAAGCTTGGTGTTACCAGGTGCTCAACCTAACAAGCCAGTAAATGTGGCTGATGTTTTCTATCCTACAACTAAACAAGATTAACTATTTTTTTGAAAGGAAAATAAATTATGGCAACTTTACAAAGTAACGCTTTAACTCTTGCTGACTGGGCAAAACGCTTAGATCCAGATGGCAAAGTTCCAATGATCGTAGAATTATTATCACAAACAAATGAAGTATTAGATGACATGCTTTTCATGGAAGGAAACCTTCCTACAGGTCACAGATGTTCAGTAAGAACTGGTTTACCATCTGTAGCTTGGAAGTTATTGAACCAAGGTGTTCAACCATCTAAATCTACTACTGCTCAAATTGATGAAGCAACTGGTATCATGGAAGCATGGTCTGAAGTAGATAAAGATTTGGCTGAATTAAATGGTAATACTTCTGAATTCCGTTTATCTGAAGCTCAAGCCTTCATCGAAGCAATGA